GATTTTATTAAGTTTAAATGGTATTCATCTGAGAATTGTAGGGAGCCATCTCTTCTACATTCTGAGTTGTGTAACCAGAAGTGAAGTTCAGGTAATCTCTCAGGATGCGATACTTATTGAGCAGAGCTGCGCTAATTTCGTTGATCTGGGGAGATTCATAACGAGTTGCAGTGAATTCAAGATCCAGCTGAGCAGCGTTATGAGTGCCAGGTTCATATTCGAAATGCTGTTTTGCAACAGTCTTAGGCATCATATTACTCAACATGCAAGCATACTCAATATCAATACCAGTAGGATCGGTGCAAACATAGAAAGTCTCCATGATGTGATTGGAAGCTTTGAATGTGCAATCATCACCGAGTACCCCATGATAATGAGACAGACCGGAAAGAGGATCGCTAATACCTGTCATCCAAGTATCAATGAATTCTCTAACAGGACAACCGCTCATTTCATATAAACGAATGGTAACACCATCGGTTTCATCACGGCATACACTAGGAATGTGGAATTTGTTTCCAGCGTAACCGCCAGTTACATCTTCGTATTCCATAGTGGTGTTACCGATACCAGAAACACCAGTGAAACCCATTTCTACGAAATGTTTGAAGCGTTTAGCCATATCCAAGTCCAGTTTTTCCATAAAGCGAGGCAGACGCACGATGAATAAACGAGCGTAGCCAGTACGCAGCGGATCAAACTGGTCAATGTTTTTAGCCGAAATATCTAAGCCTCCGAGGAACAAAGAGTATACGGAGAAATCTTTAGTATTTCGCTTAATGTTACTCTGAATAGTTTTGATAGCCATACTATTTTATTCTCCTTTCTTTATGCTCTCGGATTTACGTCGATTTCAATAATAGCACGCTTCTGGAAAGTTCTAAATACAACTGCCAGATATACGTGAACGATGTAACGAATCTTTTCCCAATCATTCGAAGAAACTTCAATGTCAAGGGTCTTGCATTTAGTTCCCTGATAGGAAGAGAAGATTTCTTGACAATCCTGCTTAAACAATCTAAGCTCTTCAGTATCCGCCCATTTATAGCGGTTCTTAGCAGCCAGACGTTCGATCTTACGCTTGATTTCAAGCAGAACACGCATATTGTTTTCTTCAGACAGGTCGCTCCAGAAATTCTGAGAGGTCTGCTGAGTTCCACGCATATAGGTGTTTTCTGCAATGCACTCAATGTAATTCATATGCAGTTTATCATACAGCAACTCTTTGGTTTCTTCATCGTCAGCATCAATGATAGGACGAATGGAATTCTTCTGATAGCCAGACAGAGTAGCATACTCTTCACCAGCTAACGGTGTATGATTTCCATATACGTTATCATGCTGCGGAATCTTAGAAGCAAGCCACAGAGTGATGGTAACCGGAATTACTTTACCAGTAATCGGGTCAGTGGTCCTGAACATATGAGCGTCGAAGGAAACGATGCGTTCAGACAGATCGGAGATCTGAGTGTAGAAGGTTTCCAAATCAGATACATTATTGATCAGGTTTGTATCCAAATGACATGCAGCGTCATAACGATTCAGTGCCAGAGCTACCATAGCTTTCTTTACAGACAGCGGATAGCAAGCATCCAGCATGATATCAACAGGAGCACGACGTTTGGAAGCAATGGCTTTATCATAACCACCCTGGAAGGCAGCCAGATAAGCCTGCTCAATAGCAGCATCACGAGCAGCGTCAGTTAAGGTTTCGCCATTCGGCAGAACGGTGCCAACATCAGAGAAGCTGCCATCGTGACCAGATTCGAAACCACAACCTTCAATGCTGAGGATTTCAATTGCTTCAGTTCCACCATCAAATGCGAAATAGGGATCCATTTCACCGGTGAATTTATTGTAACCGAAGATATCCCAAGTCTCCATGGTATAAACCATAGGCTCAAGCTCATCGATTTCGTCGATTTCAACCCAAACACGAGGACCATCGATAGCTTTTACCTGCCACATGGTCTGGTCGGGCAATACATAAACAACTTTAGGATCAGCTACATCAGTAGAAGGCCATTCGTCAACTACTTCAACACGAGCAGTTACGTTGGTCAGTTCAGCATCAGCGGCGTCAGCCAGATAGCCATAGTAAGCACCATCGGCTACCTTATACATTAATTTGGTGATAGCGAATACAGTACCATCTTCCAGTTCCTGAGGATATTCAACTACATGAACACCATCAGCTTCACCCTTCAGAACTACTACAGGTTCCTCTGCAGTGCCAGTGTTAACTGCTACATAGTAACCGTTAGGACGAGCGGGATCAGTAGAATTGGTGATCTTGTAAACATGACCCAGAATTAAGGAAGTCAGTTCAGATTCATCGTTAACAATATGAATTCTACCATTGGTCAACAGTGTACCATCGATAAAGTCGTAGGAATAAACTTTATCCTGGAGGATGTTAACCAGATAGTTTTCTTTGTTTTTATTCAGGTCAACAGTCGGAGCAACGATCGGCATAGCAGCAACTTCTACTACGTCAGGAGCGGGCTCAAAGTTGGCCATCGTCATTGTGGTTTCAGAATAAACTTCAACCTCATCACCCTTAACAAACAGCTTGTTGGCGTCAGGCGGATTCAAAGCCGGCAGTTCGTCAACAGGAACCAGTTCAGGATGAGAAGCTTCTTCAGCTTCATGATATACGTCTTCGTAAACTTTGAAAATCTTTTCCAGATTATCATATTCGAAAGCGCAATTGAAACGTTTGGACCCTTTACCTTCTTCATCGTCGATAACATCGTTAACGAACAGAGTGAAGCTGGAGTTCGGATCGATAGCATCCCTGTAGAAAGAAACTGTATAAGTTTCCAGGGTTTCCAGACTACCATTTTCAGTAGTCAGTAATTCGATTGCGTAGTTAACGTAATCGTTATCTTTATCAGCGCCCTTATCATGAGAGATGCGAACGCGATAGTCATTTGCATAGAAACCGCGACCACGAGACCAGAAAGAAGCAATCGGCAGAACTTTGTAACCTTCTTCATCAGGAATATCTGATGCTTCACGGTCAACATAAGCCTGCAGATCCTGAATCTGAGTCAGGTTTACAACAGTCTTAGTTTCAAACTTCAAATGTAATTTGCCATCTTCCTCTTTATAGTGAGCTAAAAGGATCAGGTTAGCATAGTTCGCATTCGTCGGCATAACACGCATCGACTGAGAATTAGCTAAACCCGTGCTCAAGGATACATAGGCGTTATAAGCAGGCTGACCATACTTTCTATAGTTAGGCAGGCCGTATTCTTTAACCCAATCATAGACAGAGTCAAAATACTTCAGTTTGTTGTCTACACCTTTGGGACTCATGAATACATTCAAGAAGGTCGGACCGTTATTACGAAACGCAATATCTTCGTAACGAGTGTTATCGTTGATATAGACCGCTTCATGTGGATGCAACCATTCAGGAATGATCTGTCCAGATCTCGGCATATAAAAACCTCCTTTAAAAGGATTGATTTTATCAAAATTAAGAGATATTGGGAGCAAGAACTTATTGCCCCAAATATCACCAGTTTTAATTAATTCATTGTTTTGACATGAGAGAGGTGCTTTTAACAGAGGTTATATCAATATTTCATAATTTCTTCCATCGGAGATTCAACTTCAGGAGTTCCTTTATTAGCTCTATTGATACCAGCTGTCAACATCTCATCCATGTTTTCAAAAATTACACTGGAGTAGGTTGAATTGATTTTGGTGATTTCTCTAGGTGAAGCTGTAACGTAATCATACATTGAATGATTAGGATCTTTCGCCAAGATAGCACCGAATTTCTTATTAGGGTCTTTTCTATATCTATAGATACCAG